ATTTTTTAGAATAATTTAATATTATATATTCAGACATATCTTTAGGAACATTTCTATATGTTTTTTTAAAACTTTTGGGAGCCATTTCTATTAAAGTTTTATCACTATATATCCCAGTAGGAAACCTTTTAAGAATAGGCATCATGTGATAGCTGTATAAATAAACATTTGCTTTTTTTACATATCTAGTTAAATTAACCGGCAGTCCCCATTTCTTTATTTTTTCAATAGCCCTCATTTCACAATCTTTTTCTAACTCAACCATAGAGTCAAGCATGTTAAGCACTTGTGTTTTATTAAGCATAATATTACCTGCTAACCAATCCCATGTTTTACCTGTATTATCATTCCATACATTCCACCTTTCATCAGATTTCCATTGTTCCATGTGCGAAAATTCATGGATAAGTATTTCAAACCATTCTTCAAAAGGTTTTCCACAAGCAACCACAAGAGCTTTGTCTGTATCACAAAAATACCCACTACATTCTTGTAAATAATCATCTGTTAGCACTACGCGCTTTGATGGCGATAAAATTAATTCTATCCCATATTTCTTACACTGTCTTTTTACTGATGTTATAAAAGGTTTATATTCTTCAGGGATATTGTATCTCATATCTCAAAATTAAGACTAAAACTACAAAAAACCCCCGTTAAAAATAACAGGGGCTTCAACTAAAATCTAACCAAAAAAAACACGGAACTATGTAAAATTATGTGTTTTTTAAATTATTTTTACAAATTTCTTTTTAACCAAGTCTAATTTAGCCCTATATTCAATAATTAGGCTTTTTAATTCATCTTTTGTTGGTTTTGCAACCTGCCTAGCCAGCTCTTGTAGATATTCAACCGTGCCAGCTCTTTCTTCGTCTAATCTTCTAGCATATACCTCCAAATTGCCTGATAAAAAGACATTATCATTTTCAGATTGTGGGCGGCAATTTTGTTCTAACCATCTAGTTCCTAAATTTGCTCTTGGAATAAAATGTCCATTTTGAATTTTAGTCCAATGATATTTTTTACCTGAAGTAAAACACTCAACCATCCCTTCTTTATCTGCATATTTGCATCTAATATATTGACTAAATACATGATCAAGATCTTCAGTTAAATTTTTAAAACTTTCAAAATCTTCTTCTTCATGTGCGTCCATTCTCCTTTGTGTACTATGTATTGTAGAGCATTGCTTACACATTTTTTTTGAAAAATGATAATCAATTTTACCACAATTAACGCATCTTTTCTTCTTTACAATTATTGTTGAGTTTCTCATTTTGTTTATTATATTTTACATCTATTTTTTCAATATAACCTTTTACATATTCCCAGTATGAAAAATTTTCTGGTTCTTTGCATTTATTCAATTTATCTTCAGAATATTTAATTGATTCTATTTTTGCTTTTTCTATTCTTTCTTCAAAAGATATATTTTTAAGTTTTAAAAAAAACTTAGTGTAAATCTCTACCGCTTGTTCTTTGTGGGACATTTTCTGGTTTTTCTTTTAGTTTATGTAATTTATTGCCTATAAATCTATATTTCCCTTGATATATCCCCTTCTTGTGTACCTCTATTACCATATCAAGTTTTTTAGCTAATTCATAGATTAATTCTTTGTTTTCCATTGGCAAATATAATTAATTTAATAATTTAACAAAAAAAATTTTTGGAATATAAATTAAATACTTTTACTTTGCTCTTGTAAACAACTAAAATTTATGGAAAAAGAAACAACACTTGACGCAAGAGATGCGGTTTTATTACATCTGGAAGAAATAGAGAGGAATTTATCTTGGCTTTCGGAGAAAACACAAATACCTTATCCAACTCTTTATTCTGTATTTAAACAGAAGCATTTTGCATTATCTGAAAAGAATTTAGAAAAGATAAATGGTGTACTTGGAACTGATTTTACAAACAATTAATAAACTAAAATGGCTAAAAGATTTACTGATACTGAGAAATGGAAAAAGCCCTTTATAAGGGGCTTACAAGGGCCTTACAAGCTCCTTTGGTTATATATTTGTGATGATTGCGACCATGCTGGCGTTTGGCAAGTTGATTTGGAGGTTGCTGAAATAAGAATAGGAGAAAAAATTAATAGGTTAGAGGCTTTAAAATCCTTTGGTGATAAAATCGTAATGTTTGATGATGGCAATAAGTGGTTTATACCATCTTTTATTGAATTTCAGTATCCTTCTGGTCTTAATCCAGACAATAGAGCGCATAGTAGCATAATTCATTTGCTTGAAAAATACGATTTAAAAGTAAAGCAAATTAATTCTAAAGTAATGCAAAATAAGCCCCTTACAAGCACCTTACAAGGACGTAAGGATATGGATATGGATATGGATATGGTTAAGGATAAAGAACTAACAAAAGAAAAAAAGCCAAATCTTGAAGAATTTTTATCCTTTTGCAAGGATGATATGAAAAAAGATGGAATGGATTACGATTCATACGAATATTCCCTAAAATCTAAATTTTTATCGTGGGAAGAAAATAATTGGAAGGACGGGAACAACAAACCGATAAAATCATGGAAATCTAAAATACGAAATACTATTCCATTTTTAAAACCAATAAGCCTTACCACTAGTAATTCGTATCAAGATAAAGTGAACCAAGCCGTAAAAGCATTTAAACCAATTCAGCAGTATGATAACGATCTTTAAAAACATTTATTCCAAGGAGCCTAACTATGTAACTCTAGAATACGGTTTAAACCGCATTAGGGAGGGCAAGAGTCGCCTATCTGTGGTCGAGATAAGGAATACTATCGATAAAGAAAAATCTGCCAATTTAAAGAAGAATTTGCCCTCTGTGTGTTTTTCTGGAAAATTTGGTGCAGAAAGGAAGGATTCTGACCTAATTCTACATAGCGGGTACATAGTCTTGGATTTTGACAACATTTTTGAGTTAAGAGATCGTCAAACTGAGATTATCAGCAATAAATTCGTTTACGCTTGTTGGGTTAGCCCTTCAGGTAATGGGTTAAAAGCCTTGATTAAAATTGCAGATGGTAGTAAGCATAGAGAACATTTTCAAGCATTGCAGGATATATTCCCCGATATTGACAAAAGTGGGGTTAATCCAAGCAGAGTATGTTACGAAAGCTACGATCCCGATATTTACATAAACGAAAAAGCTGAGGTTTTTAAAACCATAAAAAAGACCGAAAAAATTGTTATTTATGAAAAAACCGATGATGATGACAAGATTTTTAAGAAACTTTTAACATGGCTATCTAACAAAAACGAGGCATTTGTAACCGGAGAAAGAAACAATTTTATTTTCAAATTAGCATCAGCTTGTTGTCGTTATGGTATTGATGAATTGACGGCTAATTCAATGATTAACAATGAATTTTTAAGTAATTCAGAGTTTACAAAAAGAGAATCAGACAATGCTATTTCATCTGCTTATAGAACAAATAGGGGTAGGTTTGGCAGTGCATCTTTTGATAAAGAAATTTTAGTTGATAAGACTTCTAAGTTAGAAGTTAAAGTAGAAAATGGTGTTATTGACGAAGATGGAAGATTGAATGATGTAATCTATGGAATTGATGTAAAAGAGCAAGCACTTGGTTTGTATGAGCAAGGTTACGCCGCAGTAAGTGGAATTAACGTAAAAGAAATGGACTTTGCTTTTAAGCCAAAAAAAGGAGAGATAACTGTGTTAACCGGTATAGGTAACTACGGAAAATCTTCTTGGAAAAAATGGTATCAGGCAATGCGAATTTTGTTATATGGAGAAAAGTTTGCTACCTTCTCACCAGAAGATAATCCACCAGAAGAATACTATCACGATTTTGTAGAAATTTTACTTGGTTGCGATTGTACTCCTGCAAATCCAAATAGACCTTCAAGACAAATTTACGAATATACATACGACTTTGTTTGTAAGCACATTTTTTATGTTTATCCTAAAAATGTAACTCCAACTCCTCAGTATATTATGGAAGTTTTCTTGCAATTGATTGTTAAGGAAAATGTTGATGGCGTTGATATTGATCCGTTTAATCAGTTAGCAAATAATTATCAAAATTTTGGTGGTAGGGATAAATATCTTGAATGGGTTTTATCTTTATTTTCTAGATTTTCGCAAACAAATAATGTTTACTTTTGGATAATTGCACATCCGGTTAAAATGCAAAAAGCAACAGATGGGAACTATCCTTGTCCTGATGTTTTTGACATTGCAGATGGTGCATTATGGAATAACAAACTTGATAATATTTTAGTTTATCATAGACCATTTGGACAAACAGATCCTCAAAATCCAACTTGCGAATTTCATAGTAAAAAAATTCGTAGACAAAAAATAGTTGGTAAAAAAGGGTTTTTTGTATTTGAAATGTTATTCAAAACTAGAAGATTCTTTTTCAATGGTTCAGATCCTATGCAAAAACTTTTGAATGAAAAAAATATGACATTTAAAACCGAATCAGGACAAGAAGCATCGCAAGGGTGGGTGCCTTTCGAAAACGAAAACGGAGAAGAAATAATTTTTTAAATATAAAACAATAAACAATGATTAAAATGCAAGTAATTGGACATCTAGGACAAGATGCCACAGTAAACAATGTAAATGGGAAAAGTGTAATTAATTTTTCTGTTGCCCATTCTGAAAAGTACAAAAACAAAGAAGGATTAGAGGTAAACAAGTCTATTTGGGTAAGTGCAGCTTATTGGACTGATAGAACTGCCATTGCTCCTTATTTAAAAAAAGGAACGCAAGTTTATTTAGAAGGTGTTCCAGAAGCAAAAACATATACTAACAAGAATAATGAAACTTTACCACAATTAAATATAAGAGTAGCATCATTAACTTTACTGTCAAGCAATAAGCCGGCTTCTAATGATGATTTTCTAAACCAACCAAATGGATTTGAAACAACAAACGAAAACCCGTTGTAATGTATGTATATTCACGAATTAAGAAATATAATTTATGTCAAAACGCCGCTTGGTAACGGAAAAGCAATCGCTTGGATTGATTACGGAACAGAACTTAACACTGTTTGGAAGGTCATATTGCACGAATCTGGCATGGTGCGGAACTTTTACGACACAGACATCCTCGTATTACCCAACAAAATGGACGGAGGAAATATCGACCACAACTATTTTAAAAAACCAAAAATATGAATCATGACACAATTAGCATCAATTTGTCAATCTTTGTTAAAAGGAGAAACATTATCAATAATGAATGGTTTCCATAACTTTGGATGCACTAACTTGCCTAGAGAAATAGGCAGAGGTGTAGAAAGAAAGTTTGGGGCTTCAGTTGAAAGGCACGAGGTATCATTTAAGTCAAGATACAACCATGTTGGATTTTATTATAAGTATAGATTAAATAAAAAAGATCCAAAAAACAAGGAAGCAATAAAAAAAATGAAGGATTATATTAAAAAAACACAAAAATTAAATTAAATGAATTTTAAACCACTAAACAAGAGAGTATTAGTAAAAGTAGATAAAGAGAAAAAACAAACCGATGCCGGTATTTTTTTACCCGAATCGGTTCAAAAGGACTTTGCAACAGGCGTTGTAGTTGCGGTTGGTGATGAGGCCGAGCTTGTAAAAGTTGGTCACAAAATCATGTTTGCCCACAGTGTTGGGGTGGATATTGAGGTCGATGGCAGCCCTTACAGGTTAATTCCGGACGAAGGCTATATTGACGCAATCGTTTAATTTTTAAAATGCCTTCAAAAATATGAGGGCATTTTTAATTTAAATACTATAAAAAACCTAATTTTATGCTAACTATGAAAGCAAAACCAATAAATCATATATTTCTTAATCTAGAAAAGCCAATTCAGGATACTATAAAATTGGGAGATTTAGAGCTATATCTTGACGGATCGTATCGACCAGAATGGAACGCAACTGTTGTTGGAGAAGTATATTCTTTGCCAAAAAACCCAAAAGGCACAGATGGCAAAGTTGTTTCTAAATTAAAAGAAGGGGACAAGGTGTTATTTGATTATTCTGTTGTAGCTGAAAGAAAATTTGAATCCGATGGGGATTATTTTACTGAGATTACAAAAGATAGTCCTTATTACCAAAAATTTACTAATGGCAAAGGAGAATCATTATTGATTGTTGCTATGCCGGGTAAGATTTCTCATATTTGGGTAGGTACTTATCATGATAAAAGAGGAAATTTTATTGATGGTTGCCAAGGAGCAGAACACAATATTAGTAGATGGAAAGCTCAGTTTAACTTTGGTAATACTCAATCTTTTTTCTTTAAAAATCTTGTTGACACAGGAACAAAAGATGTATGGAAAGCGGATTATAGAGATATATTTGCAAAAGTAGAAAATGATGAATTAATAACAGTTGGCAATAGAATTATTCTTGAACCAATTGATATTGATTTGCCACAAGATGTTATTAAAGAAATGGGTGTAGTAGATACAATCAATGCAAAAGTAAGACTAGGAGATAGAGCTAAAGTTTTATCTGTGCCAGAGGGGGTGAATTTAAAAAAAGGAGATGTTGTTGGTTTTGAACCACAATTTCTTGAGAAATATGAATATAACAATAAACAATATTATTTAATAAAATCCTATCGAGCTTTAGGAATTTGGGAGGACACAAACAATGGCATACAACATTAATGATGTATATAATTTCTTAGTCTTTATCGTAAGAAAAGAAAGAGGGGTATTTATAACAATACCCGAAGCGATGCAGACTATTGATAACGCACAGCTTGAGGCAACCGAAGATTGGTTTTCTCAATATGGCGTTACTCAAATAATTCATGATGCAATTAGAAAACTAAGATCACAGGTTCAGTTTACATCTGCATCAGACGGACAGGTAACATTTGCATCTGATTATTTGCATATGATTGGTAACCCATATACGGTTACAGGAAGCACGATTAACGCAGTAAGATTTGTTAACGAAGATGAATTACCTTTTGCATTAACAAGTCAATTAAGACCTGTTTCAACTGCCAAACCAATTGCAAAAGACACGGCTGTCGGATTTCAAATATATCCTCAGTCAACTCAGACAGGTTTTTACAATTATTTACGCAGACCAGTTACTCCAGTTTTAGGATATACTCAAACAGGTAGAACAATAACTTATGATCCAAATACTAGCACTCAATTAGAATTTACAGATGTTTACATTAATAATATCATAGCGCGTGCATTGAAATTTTGGGGTATTAATATGGCTGAACAAGATATTCAGCAATTTGCTCAATTACAAACACAAGAAACTAAATAAAAATGGCTAATAGTACTAAATTTTTAATGGCCGAGCAGGTTTTGCTAAGATTAGCAGGAGGTTACAGAGATGTAGCTCAAT